AATATTTATACGTTGGACATACTGACAATCCTTTGAATCCTACTTATGATTTAAACTTTGGTTTACCAAAAGAGGTTTATTATACATTTATAAATACATTCTTTACTACTAATAACCTTTACAATAGATTTCATAGAAACTATATTTTAAACATTTCAGATAGGGATGCTAAGTTTATTACTAAATATTTGTGGGTTAATTCACTTGATATAAACAAGTTTAGTTTTAGAAATAGACTATTTATTGATGGCAGTTACTACTCTGTTAATCGTATTGAAAACTACACTCCATTAGATGAGACCTCAACAAAGTATGAATTAGTAAAGTTAATTTATACAAAAGCATTTGTACCAAGTACATTGCCATTTATTGATAATCAAACGGGCGGACCAACTGAAGAGGGCTAATAAATTAAATTAAAAAATATGATAGAATTTGACGATAAAATAAAACAAGGCTTAGCATCTATTTATCTTTTATTTAAGATATATGAAAGCAATGATATTGAATTAATTAATAAAATTAAAGACTTAAATAATGGCAGATAATACGCAAAAGGTTGGAGTACAAGTCGAAGTACAAGGGGCTGAAAAGTCTATATCATCAATAAAGGATTTAAAAAATGCCATTAAAGAAGCTCGTGATGAGCAAGTCAAAATGGGCGAACAGTTTGGAACTAACTCTAAACAGTTTCAAGATGCGTCAAAGAATGTAGCTAATTTAAAAGATAAAGTTGACGACTTAAGCGATTCAACTAACTCATTGAAAGGAACGTCCGTTGAACAATTAACGCAAGGATTCGGGCAATTAAAAGAGGGGGTAATGAATTTAGATATCGATAAGATAAAAATCGGTTTAAATTCTATGAAGTCTGGAATATTACAATTCGGACAGTCAGCTATGTCTTCATTAAGCGGTGTGCAAAAAGCTATGATTGCTACGGGTATCGGTGCTTTCATAGTTGCATTAGGTGTTATCATTGCGTATTGGGACGATATAAAAGAATTAGTTAATGGTGTTAGTAGTGAACAAGAAAAGCTAAATAAACAATCACAACAAAATTTAGATACCGAAAAGGCTAAACAAGAAGCCTTAGGTAGTCAGGATAATATTTTAAAGCAACAAGGCAAGTCTGAAAAAGAAATTTTACAGATGAAAATTAAGCAAACAGATGAGACTATCAAGGCTGCTGAAATTCAAATCCAAAATAGCATTGCTACTAATGAAGCTCAGGTAAATGCAGCAGAAAAGAATAAAGAAATATTAGAAGGTTTATTAAAATTTGTATCATTACCAATTACGGCAATATTAAAAGGTATTGACGCTATTGGTAGTGCAGTTGGTAAAGATTTTGGATTAGAAGATAAGTTTTTTGGTAGCATATCTAAAATGGTATTTGATCCCGAAGAGGTAAAAGCAAATGGAGACAAATCATTAGAAGAGCAACAAAAAGCATTAGCTAAATTAAAAAATGATAGGGCGGGTTTTCAAAATTCAATTAAGAAAATTGATGATGATGCGTATGCTAAAAAATTAGAAGCACAAAAAGCACATGATGCTGAACTATTAAAAGAAGAGGAAAGGTTTAACAAAGAAAAATTAAGATTAAAAGAGGAATTAGAACAAAAGCAACTTGAATCTGAAACATCTGCTAATAAGTTTAGACTCGACGCAATCAATGAACAAAATGCAATTAATAACGAAAGTACAAGAATTGCAATGGACGAAATGTCCGAAGAGGAATTACAACTTGCAGTTAAAAAAGCTAATGATGCCAGAGCCTTAGCAGAAAGAGAAAAGGAGGGTGCTAAATTATTAGAACAAGAAAAGTATGCAATTGCTTTAAATGGTTTAAATGCCATTCAACAAGTTACAGATGTATTCTTTGCTTTCAAGTCAAGTAAGTTAAAGAAAGGTAGTGCAGAAGAATTAGAACTTGCTAAGAAAGCATTTAACGTTAATAAGGCTTTACAATTAGCAACGGCTACTGTTAGCGGTGTGCAAGCAGTTCAAGGCGCATTTGCAACGGCAACGGCTTCGCCAATTACAACTGTATTCCCTGCTTATCCTTTTATTCAGGCGGGTATTGCTGGTGTTCTTTCAGCTGCTAACATAGCTAAGATTGCAGCGTCTAAATTTGAAGGTGGTGGTGGTTCACCATCTACGGGTGGTGGCGGTGGTGGTGGCGGTGCATCTATTCCCGCACCTCCAACAATTAGCAATCAAAACGCAAACGTCGAGGGTACGCAATTCGACGAGAATGGCAAACGAATAGGAGCTAAAAATGATAACACAATAAACGTTGTAGCAACCGTTGGAGTTGACGAAATAACCGCCAAAACAAATAGAGTTAATGTATTAGAAAAACAATCAACATTTTAAATTATGAATTATCCAGTGTATTTATTAGAATTAGACGAGAATGGCAATACTAAATACGGCTTACAAGACATAGCCTTAGTTGAAAGTCCCGCCTACCAATCGAGCTTTGTAAAGTTTGATGAGCAAAAATTAAACTTCGCTATTCAAAACGAAGAAAAACAAATCGTTATGGGTGCGGTTATGATACCCGATAAAATGATTTATCGTGAAGAGAATGGCAAACCTTTTTATGTAGTAGCTAACAAAGAAACTATTTACGAAGCTTGGCAAAAATGGAGTTCCGAAAACAGAAATTTAAACGTAAAAGCAACTCATGAAACAGATACTAATCTTAGCGACGTGTTTATTTTCGAATCATTTATTAAAGATGAAAATAGAGTACAACAAGTTAAAGGCTTTGAAGAGTTTCCATACGGTACATTGTTTGTTACAATGAAAGTAAATAATCCAACTGTTTGGCAAGAAGTAAAAGATGGTAAGTTTACAGGTTTCTCATTAGAGGCACTATTTAAACTTAAGCCTATTACTACATTAAGCGACGACGAGATAAACGCTCTAATGTCAATTATAGAATAAATAGTGTCCCTTAAATTATTTAATTAATACTTTAAAATAAAAATATGAATATCAAAGAAACAATTAACAAACTTTTGCCTGAAGATATTAAGGTAAAATTGAAAGAGCATTTAGCTAAATTTAGTGAAATGCCCGCTCCAGTTGTTGAGCCAGTTGCTCCAACCGAAGCTCCCGTTAAAATGGCTACCGAAGTTAAATTGAATGATGGTAATTCATTATCAGTTGACGGAGAAGTTGCAGTTGGTTCGCCCGTAAAATTAATAACTCCAGAAGGAGAAATTGAAGCTATGGACGGCGAATACGCTACTGAAGACGGTACTATGTTTACTATCGTTGGCGGTATGATTGCTGAAATGAAACCTATGGAAGTAGAATCAGTTGAAGAGGTTGAAGCTACATCTTACAAAAAAGACGAAATGCCAACTATGATGGCTGAAATTGCAAGCCTTAAAACTGAATTAGCAGAACTAAAAGAAACAATTAAATTGACTTTGAGTGCGGTTAATACAATCGTTGAAGCTCCAGTTGTTGAACCAATTGAAGCTAAGGTTGAATTTGCTAACATGACTGCATTCCAACGTTACAAAGCAAGTAAATAAAAATGGGAACTTATAAATTTAAAGACGGTTTTGAAGTAGTGTATTCGTCAAGCTCCAAAATTAACAATGATAATTTAACGGACGAAATTGCCTTACATCTATTAGCAAAAGGCACAGTTAAAGAGTCTGACTTTGAAAATTTTAAACAAGAAACAACAAATATAAAAACAACTAAAAAAACAAAATAAACATGGCAATAGCTTATAACATTATCGACATCAGAGGGAAAGCATCAGAGAACGTAATCGCTGAAATCCTTTTCCAAAACAAAACAATTTCTGAAGGTTATGTAACTTTCGAAGAAGAAGTTAAAAACGAAGTAATTTTTACAGAAGGTTCTACTTCAGTAGCAATGCAAGCGTATACATCAGGTGCTCCAACTTCAAGTGGAGACTTAACAACTTTTGATGTATCTATCACTCCAACTAAATACATGTACTACCAAACATTCGATCCAAACACTTTGCGTCCATCTCGTTTTAAGAGAGACATGAAGCCAGGAGCTTGGGAAGTATTAAGTTCAGAATTTGAAAGAGTTGTTATCGGTGGTATGTACGCTGATAAAATTTCTTACGACGCAGAATTTCAATATTGGTCTGGTATCACTTCAGCTCAAAAAACTACAATTGCTGGTTTAACTGCTGGAACTGCTAACACTTCAATCGGTGCTGACGAAAAAACAGTTGCTGCTGCTTTAACTGCTGGTCAATTTAACGGTGTTGTTGCATCAATGATGTACAATGCTTGGAACTCTACTTTAACTGCTGGCGTTGGTACTCGTTTAAAAGTTGACGGTGTTGTAGTAACTGCTGCTAACATCCAAACTGAAACCGAGAAAGTTTACACTGCTATTCCAGCTGCTGTATTAGCTTCTGCAACTCAGCCTGTAATTTACATGCCACACGTTAACAAGCAATTCATTAACAGTAACAACAATATCGTTACTAACTTTAAATCTGCGTTTGTTGTAACTAACGGTGAATACTTCTATAACGATGTTAAAATTGTATTCGTTCCAATGCCAGCTAACACAATGATTGCAGCACCAAAAGAGCATTTATTTTGGGTAACTGATTTAACTTCTGATATCAACAAAGTTGAAATTAACAAAGTTGGATTAAACCAAGATTTAATGTTTATTAAACACGTTGGTACAATTGCACCTTATATCGCTAACCAAGCGTTTAACGTTTTATACTGCGGAGCATAGTATTAAATAAAATAGGCGGGCTATTAATTTAGTCCGCCTTAATATAAACATTTAAAAATAAAAAAACATGGCATGTTCATTAACACAGGGACACACTCCTAAAACGTGTAAAACAAGTGCTGGTACTAAGTCTTTTTTAATTGCTGAATACGAATCAGTTACTGCTATCACTAAAACTGCTGGCGTAATTACTACTATTACTAAGGCATCTGGAAAAAGTTTCTTTAGATACAAGCAAAAAGCAGAAGTTGCAATGTGGAAACAAACAGGAACTGGTGATGCAAAAGTAGGCACAATTGCTTATGATGTTGAAGCTACTGTTGAAATGTTAGGATTAGACCAAGCATCACAAACTGAATTAGGTTTATTAATGGCTAATACAGTTGTAATGATTGCAGAAGACAACGACGGTACTTATTGGTATTTAGGCGAAGACTTCGGAATGGATTTAGCAACTGACGGATTAGAATCAGGAACTGCAATCGGAGATTTCAGAGGTAATAAATTATCATTTAAAGGACGTGCTTACACTCGTGTAGCATCTGTATCTTCAACTATTATAGCTGGTTTATTAGCTTAATCTTTTAATAGATTATTTGTTTAAAGAGTAGCCCCGTAAGGCTACTTTTTTATTTATATTCAAGTCCCTTTTTTACTTTTATATTACTTTAATATAATGATTTTAATAAACAAAAATAGTAGTAACGAAGTAGTTTTAACGCTAAGTGAAAAAACATCAATAACAAGTCCTACTTATTTATTTGAGTTTACAAATGATTCAACAAAACAAACTAAGGTATTTATTAGTCAAGACCTCTCTATTAATAAGGAACGTTTTAATTTATTTAATATAATTGAAACCTCAACTGAAGTGCCATTGACAGGACGTGTTAGCTTAACGATTGGAGATTGGAAATATAACATTTACCAACAAGCAAGCACTACTAACTTAGTTGTAGCAAATGCAAGTGGATTAGTTGAGAATGGACGTGTTGAGGTTAAGGGTATTGAAACAGATTTAAATGAATTTACAGGCGAACAAACAACATATAAAGAATTTAATGGCTAAGAATAGTATAGAAGTAGTTAGTAACAATTTAGCGTTTGTAACATTCGCTGAAGAGAAACGTCCCGAAATAAAAAAGGATTGGTCCTATGATTATATTAAGTACGGGAAAAAAAATGATTTTCCAAATGAGTTGATTCGTTATTTTGAAGAGCACGCCGAACATGGTGCAATAGTAAACGCAAAGGCACGTTATTTATTTGGCAAAGGTTTAAAGGCGGTTAATCCAGAACAAGAATTAGTAGCTAATCAATTTTTAGATAATGCTAATCGTTATGAAACGTGGAATGATTTAGGTAAAAAATTAGCTTTAGATTGTGAGTTATTTAATAGCTTTTACTTACAAATCATAACTGATATGAGTGGCAATCCTAAAGAGTTTTTTCAATTACAATATGCTAAATGTAGATTGTCAGAATGTAAAACTAAATTATATTTTAATGAAGATTGGATTAAAAAACCATCCGATTTTAAAATATTTGATTTATATAATAAAGGCGAAGTAGGAACATTCTTTACAACGTTTAAATATTACCAACCATCTAAAAGTAAGTGGGATTCTATTTATGCAAAAGTACCTTACAACGGTTGTTTATCTGAAATTAAAAGTGATATTGATATTACTACCTTTAATGATAGCTATGTTAAAAAAGGATTCTCAGCGGGGACAATGGTTACTTTCTTTAATGGCGAACAGTCCCCAGAAGTTAAGCGACAAATCAAAGATAGATTTGAACAAGGTTTATGTTCACCTGACAATGCTGGAGAAGTAGTAATTAACTTTGCAGACAAAGGCGGTCAAGCTGCACAAATACAAGCGTTGAACGTTGACGACTTAGATAAGAAATTTGAGTTTATATCTAAGCGTTACCAACAAAAAATAGTAACGGGACACAATATAACTAATCCCGAATTGTTTGGAATTAAACAAGAGGGTTCTGCATTAGGTAATCGTGTTTCAATTAAAGAATCACACGAATTATTTTTAAATACATACACTAAGCCACGTCAAGAAACATTTGTTACATTCATTGAAAACATTTGTTACTCAGTAACGGGAATTTATATTGATTTTGAAATTGAACAGTTAGATGCTATTGGTTACGATTTAACTAATGATGCTGACTTAACTCAAGATGAGCGTAGAAAATTAAAAGGATATGAGCCATTAGTAGCTACTAAATTAGATGCTAACGGAATTGAAATAAAACAAGATGCTGTTAATTCAACTTTAACTAATTTAACAGGCAGACAGTTTCAAGGCTTAATGAGAATAGTATCTAAATTTGATGCTGGTAAAATAAGCAAAGAAAGTGCCTTAGCTTTAATGGTTAGTGCTTTTGGATTAACAGAAGCCGATGCTTTAACATTCTTAAATGAGAATGATGCGGTTGTTGAAAGTCAAGTTAAAATGGCTGAACAAACAAATACTATTTTAGCTAAGTTTAAAAGTTTAGCAAAATCGGATTATGTAGACTTTGAGTTATTATTTGAACATGATGCTCACATTCATAATTCACAGGATGCTTTAAAGTTAGAGTTAAAAGCTCACAAAATGTATTTTGCAGATACTTTAACTATTAGCATAACAGAATTAGACGACGCCGTTTTAAATGCAATACAGGGCAATCCTACACTAACAGTTGAGCAATTAAACGCTTTACTAAAAGTGGATGTAACAGAATCATTAAATAGATTAGCTGAAAAGGGATTAATTGAAACAAACGCAAGGGGTTATGAAGCTACTACTAAGGGAATTGAAAAGGTAACTAATCCGATTGACGAATATGTAACCGAAATCAAAACAATTTATAAATACAAAACTAAGCCAGACGCTCCAGCTTTATTAACTCAATCACGTCAATACTGCAAAGAATTATTAAAAGAAAGTCAAACTAAGTTTTGGGAATTTGAAGACATTGATAATATGAGCAATGAGTTTGGAATGAATGCTTGGGATTTTAGAGGTGGTTATTATACTAATCCAAACACAAACGAAACAACCCCTTGGTGTCGACACATTTGGAAAGCACAAACAATAAAAGTAAAAACTAAAAAATAATGGACGCACTATTTATATCACAACAATACTTAAAAGACAAATCATTAATTAATGATAATACAGACTGGGAGCTTTTGCAACCGTCTATTATCATGTTACAAGATTTGAAACTTCAACAAGTATTAGGTACTCCATTATTTGACGACTTGCAATCTAAAATTAATGCTGGCACTTTAAATAGTAATGAAACTAATTTAATAACTAAGTACATTCAAAAGATGT